GTATGGCTCCTAGAAGAACACCATCTACATTGTTCTTGAAGTCTCCATTCTTATTCAAACTATCTTATCACAAGGGTAGAGGTGGTGGAGAGAATGAATTCCTGAACAAATTCAAAGTGTGTGCCCTTACATCACTTAGAACAAACTATGCACCAAATAATAACTTTATGAGTTTTGATGATGATGTTCCGGTGAGATATGATTTGGGTATGACGTTCCAGGAAATTGTACCTGTTTATCAAGACGACTATCAAGGAGGAGGAGTTGGTTTCTAATGTCTAATTACTTCAGTTACTTACCAGATTTTGAATACGTCAGTAGATACACTGGTGCAAAGATTTCAGACTATGCCCCAGTAAAAAACTTTTTCAAGAAAGGTTATCTTCGTGATGATATTTTCAAAGACATCACAACCTTTACAAAGTATAAGATAGAAGGTGATGATAGACCAGACAACGTTGCTAAAAAAATATATGGCGATAGTAATTTAGATTGGATTATCCTATTATCAAATAATGTTATCAATATTCAAACAGAGTGGCCACTTACACAACAAAATTATGATAACTTTTTGTTAGATAAGTATGGATCGTATGAGAATTTGAATGCCATTCATCATTATGAGTCTAAGGAAATCAAAACTGCCGATGGTATAATTCTATTTCCAGCAGGTATATGGGTGGATGAAGACTTCTCTTTCATCTATACCGATTTAGGTACACAGACAGTCAATAAAAGAACTCCTGCAATTCCTGTTACTAATCAAGGATATGAAGGAAATATACAGGATGATAAGAGAAACATATACTTACTGAAACCAGAGTATGTCTCTATTGCTATTGATGATCTTAAAGAAATAATGGAATACCAAAAAGGTTCCACTCAGTATATGAGCAGAACCTTGAAAAGAGGAGAAAATATTAGACTTTATTCTTGATCATTCTTCAGCAAGACGCTGGAAGTATGAGAGAGCATCATCTTCGTCATCACTTGTCTTGGTAGGTGTGATGTCTGGTGCATTGAAGTCTGACTTTGCACTAGGACGATCTGCTGCCCAGTCAGGTTTGAAGTCGTTACCACGGTCGGTATCTTCTTCTTCCTCAATACGGGGAGCAGGGCGTTTCTGACCCAGAACCATCTTCAGACGGGTTTCAAGTTGCTCGTAGGACTTGAACTGGTCAGAGGCAACCAGGGCAGTCAGTGAATACTGCTGCTTCCACAATGCTTCCAGTGCATCGTCATCATCCAGCAGTGGACTAGGACGATCAAACTCACTGGAGTCATAGTTCCAGTAACCTGCAACCTTCTTCAATTTCAGTTTGAAGTTAGCACCCTGCCAGAAGTCAAAGGGATTGATAGGAGTCTCATCCTCAAACTCAGGTTGCATTGCTTCCTGAACCTTATCAAAGATCTTCTTACCAAACTTGTAAAGGAAGACCTTACCTTCATTCTGAGGATTTGCTTTGTCCTGCACAACATAGATGTTGGCATAGTAGGACAGTTTGCGTTTTTGCTTACGAACAGTATCTTTATCTGCTTCATTACCACTATTCCAGAGTTCACGGTTGTGCTCGGAGACAGGATCTTTACCACCGATGGTAGTCAGTGAGTTCTCAATGTACCAACCACCAGGACCTTGGAAGGCGTGGGAGTACATTTTTGCCCAAGGAAGGTCTTCACCATCAGGGGCAGGGAGGAATCGAATGACAGCATAACCGTTACCGGTCTTATCCATTTCAGGTTTCCAGAGACGGTCATCACCACCGCCACCAGTATTATTCATCTTCTCAACTTCCTTGACCAGTTTCTGAGTCAGGGAACCAAGGGAAGATTGCTTTTTGAGATTTGCGAAAGACATAGGATTTGTTTATATTAGTTGGATTTGGCTTTTGTGTACTTCGTTATTCTACTGGTCTTTGTCTTGAATGTCAATTTGTTTTTTCATAATGTCAATCATCTTAGACATATTTGCAAAGATGACACTCATATCGACATCGTGAGGAAGACCCATCTGTTGTGCAGATTCAATAATACGATCCTTCATCTCTTTGGCTTCAGGATCGTCAGAGAGACTCATACGTGTATATAAAACTCTCTGTTTATCAAGTAGACGTTCAAGCATACGAACATGAAAGAGTTTTTCTTCCCTGTTCATGGTAGGAAAGGTGAAGACATTTTGATAAACATCTTCCTGGAGTTCTTGAATCTCCGTCATCTCTGCACGGACAACATCGGAATCAAAGAACCTCATTCTTCTTCTACCACCTCTGTTTCAGAGACTTCAGTTTTACTCTCCTCAATTTGAGAGAGAGCATCAATAGCACCAAGAATCTTGAGGTATGTAACCCTCATAGATTCCATCTGCTGTTCAAGTTCCTCTTTCTGTTTTGTGAGGTTCTCAAGAACCTCTGAATTTTCAAGTGCCATGGTGTCTCCTAATTTGTTGCGATACTTCTAAGAAGTTTTTTGAATCGAAATACATCGATATTTAGAAAGGGAGAATACTTCCTCATTCTAAGACTGACGGTTTCCCACACCGGGTCTTTCAGTTTCTTATCGAAATCGCTTCGATACCCCAGTATTCTATCACAAATGACTAGGGTCTCAAGCGAAATGTCCCCACTCAGATACAGTTTGAGAACTGGTGGGTGACCGGACCCTGTAAAGGCAGAGTCCAAGTTGTGGTCTGCAAGAATGATTTCCATCTCTTGCTTGAAAATATATGATAGCGACTGTGTTCGTTTCTTCCAGGCAGTATACCTACCTTCACCTTCCCTCATCATCTCACCAATCCATAGTTTACCTGGGTCGGTGCAGGTGATGAAGTTTGATACGAAGAACTCAATTACCTCTTTATCATCTTTATTTCTGGATAGTTTTTCAAACCAGAACCTATCTTTTCTTTTATAAAAGGATTGCACAGTTGCTCTACTTTTACCACAGTATTTGTGGTAGTCATACTTGTCCTTGGTGAAGTGATTCTTCAAGGAAAGATATTGTCTGTAGGCGTCAAATGGCATCATCAAAAAGTCAATAGGGAAAATTTTTGCCGGAAATTTTTTTCAAGCAAAAATAGAATCAAATAGGTAATTTCGCACGGGAGGTCCTCTTAAGAAAGTTGAGTTCCATCGCTTCATACTTTATCTTTTCTTTCAGTGGTTTGGTTATCAGTTTGGGAACTGACTCCACTTCAATACCATTCTGTTCACAGAAGTGAACGATAGCATCAATGTAACTCATGTTTGAGTTTTTCTGTACAAGAGTTTCGATTTCCTGTGTAAATTTGGAGGGACAGAAAAATTTATTTTCTAGTACTTTTTCTAGTTCATTCTCCATTCGTTGTCCTAGTATTGTGAGATACAAATTCTTTTATATAGCGAACTAATAACTTAATATAGTCCCCTTTGTTCCGTTTGTCAAATACCTGTATCTCTCCGCCAGGTGTAACCATTAGAGTGATAAGTTTCTTGACAGGGATACCAGTCATTTCATAGTAGGCAGATGCATAGAACATCTCCTGAACGAAGTAGTTTTCAATCCACTTCTCAGGTTTGATTTTTTCAGAAGTCTTGAAGTCTATGACTGCTAATTCTCCTTCATACTCTGCGATACAATCGACTCTGCCTGCAAGTCCAAGGTACTCAGAGTAAAGCGTTCTTTCAATAGCATGTATGTTATTTATCTTGTCTAGTTCTGGTTTCAAATGATAGAACATAAACTTGGATGCAGGACGATAGTTGTCCCAGTTCAGTTCTTTATTGAGCATGTAGTCCTGTGCAACCTCATGGAAGTCTGTACCCCGTGTGGTTGCTTTCTTTGTGATACGATCTGCCTCTTCATTACCAACTCTCTTTCTCCAATCAACAAATACTTGTCGGTTATAAAAAGAAGTTACAGATGTAATAGAAGGCACCCAGTCTCCATTGGGAATGTTATAGAGACGGATGCCATTCTTGTTTTTGCAGTTTAGTTCAACATCACCCAAGTAATTATGATGAATAAAGTTCATAGATTAAGTTCGTCTTTTGCAAGTAGATATTCTTTACAGAGTCCAGAGCGTACAATATCTTCGATACTGAACTCAATCAGATCAACAGATGGCATCAATCTAAGCACTCTTAGGAAGTCAACAACTCCATTCTTTTCGTTCTGTTTTGTTAGGTCAGACTGGCGAGCATCACCACAGAACATAATTTTGGAGTTTTCACCAACCCTGGTAATTATACTATCAAGTTCGTGAAAGTTCAAGTTCTGAAATTCATCCACTATGATGATAGCATTATCCAAGGTTGTACCCCTAATGAATGAGGTAGACCAGAATGAGACTGTTCCTTGTGTCTTCAAGTTACCATACAACATCTCAAAATCTGCTTCCGTAGGTAACTCAAACATGGACTTGACCATGTTTTTGTATGGAATTTGATAGAGAGAAGACTTATCTTCATGGTCCCCAGGAAGGAAACCGATTTCTCTGGTGGCAACAAGTGATCTAACCAGATAGATCTTTTCGTATGGTGATCTTACATCAAGAACTTCTCTCAACGCATTATACAATGTGATGAAAGTTTTACCAGTACCTGCCGCACCATAGGCGACAAGGTTCTGATCGTTCTTGTAACAGCGGAAGAGTTCCTGCTGATTATCTGTAAGGGGTTCGATCTGTTTCATCAGATCGGAGTTGATTGGTTTCTTTCTTTTCATTTGCTTGTTACTCATTCCAAATGGAACAGGTGTCTTTGATCTTTTAGATGACATATGAAAAAAATTTAGACAGGGCGAACGTTGGAGCGAGGCATCGTAGATACCTTACGAAGTACATCATTCCATCCGGGATGAGACTTCTTCAATTTATCATAAACTTCTCCAACTTCTCCGCAATTGGCAACACCAGCATTCCAGTCTTTATCCCATCCAGGATTATCTTTTCTCCATTCTACATACTCACTCATCGTCATATTGAGTTCTTTTTTCTCTTTCGTCTCTAAATTAATAACAGGATAGTGTGGCATAAACCTCAAGTTGTAGTAAGAATATTTATGAAATCCATTCCATTGCTTCAGCAACGGCAGGGAACTGTTCACAGAAGATACGCTTTGCATCCAATGCAATATCCATGTGTTCTTTCTGTGTTCCATTAGAAGAACGCAAATCGATATAATGGATCCATGACCTTACAGAACCGGTCATGTAAATTTTTGTGGGCACTGCTAAAGGAAGCACAAATCGAGCACACTCCTTTGCAATAGATGCATCAAGCATCTCCTGATAAAGATCCATAGACTCACTGAAGAGTCTTTGCATCTTCATCTCAAACTTCTGCCTTGTAAACGGGTCAATATCATCAATAGAATTCTGACGATTCTTGGTGTCTTGACGCCGTAGTTCAGGTAGAGGGATCGTCTTCGCGAGTAGGGAAGAATCAGCATAGCGTTGTGAAAATTCTTGATATGTAAACGACCTG